TGGAAAAAATAAGCATTACTTTTATCTAAGGAGTTTGTGGTATGGCAACAAGGAACAAACGTGGTTTGTATGAAAATATACGCCGAAAGAAGGCCCGTATCGCGGCTGGTTCTGGTGAAAGAATGGCTAGGGCTGGCGAGAAAGGTAGACCAACTAATGCGGATTTCAAAAAAGCGGCTAAAACCGCAAAAAGGAGATAAAAATGCCTAAGAAAAAGAAGAAAGGTAGGCCCAAGCCCTATTAATGCACAATCTAAAGTTTCCGTTACTTGATTGGCAAAAAGAGGTATGGAACGACCCAGCAAGGTTTAAGGTGGTTGCTGCGGGTCGCCGTACAGGTAAATCTCGCCTTGCGGCAAACCTGTTAATTTTTAACGCCTTAAAAGCTGATAAGGGAAATGTGTTTTATGTCGCGCCGACACAGGGACAAGCGCGTGACATTATGTGGAATTTGTTGTTAGAGGTAGGGCAAGAGGTAATTAAGTCCAGCCACATCAACAATCAACAAATAACGCTTATCAACGGGTCAGTTATCTCTCTCAAGGGTGCGGATAGATTCGATACTATGCGAGGCGTTAGCCTGTTTTGGGTGTGCCTGGACGAGCTATCAGAGATGAAGCCCGAAGTATGGGAATTGATTTTACGTCCAGCGTTGGCAGATTTAAAAGGCTCTGCGTTGTTTATTGGAACACCGACAGGGCGAAACCATTTTTACGATATGTTTATCTATGCGCAAGGCGATGACCCTCAATGGAAGTCTTGGCATTTTACAAGTTACGATAACAAGCTGCTTGAAAAGTCTGAAATAGATGCGGCTAAGAAATCAATGTCATCTTATGCGTTTCGGCAAGAGTTTATGGCTAGTTTTGAAGCCAAAGGCTCTGAAATGTTTAAAGAGGAATGGGTGAAGTTTGATGAAAAAGAGCCGTCAGGCGGTGATTACTTTATTGCGGTGGATTTGGCGGGTTTTACGGAAGTTGGAAAATCTAAAGCCAAAAGTAAGCGCCTGGATAATACAGCTATTGCGATTGTTAAGATTGGAGATTACGGCTGGTGGGTTAAAGACATAATCCACGGCAGATGGGATTTAAACGAGACAGCGGCAAAGATATTTAACGCGGTGCGTGATTATCAGCCTGTTTCGGTAGGCATAGAGAAAGGTATCGCCCGTCAAGCGGTCATTAGTCCTTTGACTGACCTAATGCGGCAATACAACCGATATTTTCGCGTTGAAGAATTAACGCATGGCAACAAAGCAAAGACAGACCGCATAATGTGGGCGTTACAGGGAAGGTTTGAAAATGGCGCTATCAAATTAAACAAAGGCAGTTGGAACGCAACTTTTATGGATGAGTTATTCCAATTCCCTGATGCGCTAACCCATGATGATTTGGTGGACGCATTGGCTTACTGCGACCAACTGGCGACAGTGAGCTACCACCAAGAATTTGAATATGATGACCACAAACTTTTAGACACTGTGGCGGGATACTAATATGGACAATCTAAACGATGAAGCGGAATACAAAATGGAAACGCTGGAAAGTTGGGTAATTTCCAACTGTAACCGCTGGCGTGAACACTACAACTCGAATTATGAGCAAAAGTTTGAAGAATATTACCGTCTGTGGCGTGGTCAATACACCGCGATGGATAAAACGCGGCCTTCTGAGCGTTCCGAGATAATCTCCCCTGCGTTGCAACAAGCTGTTGAGTCATCTGTTGCGGAAATAGAAGAAGCCACGTTTGGTCGCGGTAGTTTTTTTACAATACGCGATAACATGACTGACCCAGAAAATCGTGATGTTGTGTACTTGCGTGAAAAGCTCAATGAAGACTTTCGTAAGCACAAAATACGGCAGCAAGTGGGCGAATGTCTAATAAATTCAGCGGTTTACGGAACAGGCATCGCTGAAATAGTGATGGATGTTGATACGGAACTGTCACCCACCGCACAACCTATGCAGGGCGGTAATATGCAGATGGTTGGCGTAAATGAAACTGAGCGTATGGTCGTGAAATTACGCCCAATTTTGCCTCAAAACTTTCTTATAGACCCAATCGCAACCAGCATTGAAGATTCTATTGGCGTTGCCATTGATGAATATGTTTCACCACACACTGTTAAGTTGCTTCAAGAGCAAGGTGTGTACCGCGATGTGGAAATTGACGTAGAAACATACGGCGATGAAGCCTTAGAGCCTGACCCTGAACTAACACAACAACCTGATAGAAAAGTGCGTTTAACTAAATATTATGGTCTTGTGCCGCGTCACTTGTTAGATGCTGAAGAAGGTGTGGCAAATATCACCGATGAATTGGAAGCCGAAATAGAAGAAGCGGTGGAAGAAGAGTTAGATGTTGATGCCGAAGTGGTTGTTAAGACTGATTACTACGTTGAAGCCTGTGTAGTTATCGCCAACCGTACCACAATTCTTAAAGCACAAGAAAACCCTTACATGATGAATGACCGCCCTGTTGTGGCTTTCCCGTGGGACATCGTACCTGGAAGATTCTGGGGGCGAGGTGTGTGTGAGAAAGGCTATATGTCCCAGAAAGCCCTAGATGCGGAGCTTAGAGCTAGGATTGACGCTTTGGCGTTGACCAATTCCCCCATGATGGCGATGGATGCAACCCGTATGGCCCGTGGTGCTAGGCCAGAGGTTAGGGCGGGTAAGATATTGTTGACCAATGGCGACCCACGGGAAGTTTTACACCCGTTTAACTTTGGTCAAGTCTCGCAGATTACTTTTGCGCAAGCCGAAGCCTTGCAGCGTATGGTTCAAACCTCTACGGGTGCTGTAGATTCCACTGGCGTTAGTGGTGGCATAAACGGTGAAGCGACAGCAGCGGGAATATCTATGTCTCTTGGCGCTATTATCAAAAGACATAAACGAACGCTTATCAATTTCCAAGATTCGTTCCTAATTCCATTTATTAAAAGCGCAGCTTGTCGCTATATGCAATTTGACGCGGAAAACTACCCTGTGAATGATTATATTTTCGAGGTTACGTCAACTTTGGGAATTATTGCGCGAGAATACGAGGTAACGCAGTTAGTTCAGTTGCTTCAAACGATGTCGCAAGAATCAGCCGCTTATCCGCTGATACTTCAAGCAATTATTGACAATATGCAGTTACAGAATCGTGAGCAGCTTATTCAAACGCTGCAAGAGTCAATGCAGCCTGACCCAGCGGCACAAGCGGCAGCAGAAGCCGCGCAACAGGTTCAGTTGGAATTCCAGCAGTCACAAACCAACGCTTTGAACGGTCAAGCAGTCGAATCACAGGCTAGGGCTGAGAAGATATCTACTGAAACGAAAGCGATTCCTGTAGAGCTTGAAAACGAGCGTCTTAAAGCGATTGCCACTACGATGAAAGCAGAGGGTGATGTTGATAAAGACTTTGAGCGTAGAGTTAAAGTTGCTGAAACACTAATCAATGAGAAAAAACTTGGTATAGAGGAAGCAAAATTAACTTTGCGTAACTAAAATATAAACAGTATTTATAAAATACTAATTTTGGTATTAATTTTTATTTTGTGTTAATTTAGAAAAAGGAATTGTGTGTGACTGAAGATGAGAAGTATGTCAATTCAATGTACGAGATGTTTCGTACTGACGGTTGGAAACAGCTTTTAGATGATCTTCAAAAAAACATAGTGAACATAAATTCCGTGGAAGCGACAAAAGACAATGAGGATATGTGGTTTCGTAAAGGCCAGTTAAACATTCTCACCTTTATCACTTCCCTGGAAGCTCAAGTTGAAAACATGGATGCTAACAATGAGAAGGATTTATGACTTTAGATGCTCGGAAGGGCATTTGTTTGAAAAGTTCATAGATTCTGACATTAAAAGCATTGAATGTGACATCTGCGGTCAACCTTCAACTAGAGTTGTGTCTTGTGCTGCACCAATGCTCGACCCTATTAGCGGCGATTATCCGTCAGCTACTATGAAATGGGCAAAGATGCGACAAGAAAAAATTAAAGCAGAGCGAAAGGCAGCCAGCGCGTAATGGTCTTTCGTAAGCAAGGTAGCCAATTTGGTCTTGGAATAACGCGGAGTTAATTTATGGCAGCGAAGCTATTAGACGAAGAATCCACGGAAGAAACTGAAGGTGTAACCCCGATAGAGGAGCAACCGCCCCAAGTCGATAAGGTTGAATCTAAATTTGCTGATAAGTCGCGTGAAGAAATTGAGCAAATGCTCATCGATGCGCAAACAATGATTGGTAAACAATCAAAAGACATTGGTGATGCAAGAATTCAGATAGAGGCTTATAAAAAAGCAGACAGTTTTATACAAGGGCAACTCAACGAACCTAAAGTAGAGCAGCCGAAAGAGGAGCTAGATTATTTCGGCAACCCTGAACAAGCGATACAGAAGTCTATAGAAAACAATCCTGTATTGACGGAAACGCGAGATACTTTGAAAGAGCTAAAGCAGCAGCAAGCGGCTCAACAAATTATGGCAGCACATCCAGACATGGTACAGATTGTTCAAGATCAAACTTTTATTGATTGGGTATCTAAAGACAATGTACGAATGAGATTGTTTAACGAGGCAAATCAAGACTTAAATGTTGATAGTGCTAACTATCTATTTAGTGAGTATAAGAATCAACACAAAGTTGCTGATGCGCCAGTGCAACAACCTCAAGTGAAAAAGTCTGAGTCTGTAAGGGCTGCATCGACAGGTGCGGCAACAGGTAGCTCAGAACCAGTTTCGAAAAAGCGATACAGGCGTTCCGATATAAGAAGGCTAATGAATGACGACCCTGAACAGTATGCAGCGCGTGAAGCAGAATTCCGAATTGCATACGAAGAAGGTCGTGTCGTTGGTAATTAATTTCGGAGGCTAGAAATGGCAACTTCAACTTTTCCCGCTACAGGCGGTTTTAGCGATAATACGACTCAGGCAAAATTTATACCTGAGTTGTGGTCGGACGAAATTCGTGCGGCATACGAAAAACGATTGGTAAGGGCTGGTCTTGTTAAGAGACTCCCTATGGTTGGTAAAAAGGGCGATACAGTCCATATTCCCGCTCCAACACGCGGAACGGCTCACGCCAAAAGCGCAAAGACCGCTGTGACTGTCCAGGCAAACACTGAAAGCGAAGTGCAAGTATTAATTGATAAGCACTATGAGTATTCAAAGCTCATGGAAGATATCACTGAAACACAGGCACTAAGTAGTATGCGTGGCTTTTACACCTCGGATGCAGGGTACGCCCTATCGCGTCAGGTCGATTCGGATTTAGCCTTGTTAGGTAAGTCTATCGGCGACCAGACAAATAATTGGGTTGGTACTGGCTCTTACTACAACGATGCTACGTCAGGTCTACAACCTTATGCGTTAGATACGGTTACTGATGCTGATTTAGTCAATGACGCAGCGATCAGAGGTTTAATAAAACTGCTTGATGACACTGATGTTCCCTTTGATGAAAGGTATTTCGTAATTCCTCCATCAATGCGTAAAACCATTATGGGAATTGATCGTTATGTTTCATCTGACTTTGTAGATGGGCGTGGTGTACAAAATGGACGCATCGGCAATCTTTACGGTGTTGAAATTTATGTAACGTCAAACTGCGAGACAGTTGAGCTTGCGGCTGACAATACTGCTGGTGGCGATATTAAAGCTGCCACTATATTTCACAAGGAGGCTTTTATCCTTGCGGAGCAGCAAAACATCAGAACGCAAACACAATATAAGCAAGAGTGGTTAGGTAATCTATTTACAGCCGATACGATTTATGGCGTAAAAACCTATCGACCTGATGCTGCTTTTAACTTGATGGTCAACGCTTAATCTCCCTTCATTTAAGCGCGGGTAGCCTTTTCGGGGGCTACCCATTTTTACATAGGAGAGAGATACATGACTGTTATAATTACCAAAAATAGCTCGACAGCATCTAGCGTTCCTACGTCTGCTGATTTGGTACAAGGCGAATTAGCGGTCAATGTTGCTGATAAACGTCTTTTTACCGAAGATAATTCAGCCGCAATAATCGAAATAGGCACAAATCCCACTTCAATTACAACTGGCGCTATTACTGCGTCCGGCACTGTTACTTTAAACGGACAATTAGTAAACGCAAATGCGGCTCTTACTGGTGGCTCGATTGATGGCATTATAATCGGTAACACAACAGCGGCAGCTATTACAGGTACAACTGTCACCGCTTCTACTGGATTTGTCGGTGGGTTAACCGGAAATGTTGTCGGGAATTTACAAGGAAATGTGACAGGCGCGGTTACGGGAAATGTGCAGGGCGACCTTACAGGAAATGTTACTGCATCAAGCGGAACGACTACGCTTCACAATTTATCTCTGACGGGTACTGTAGATTTTAACACAGCACGATTGACGGACATTGGCACACCCACAGCGGCGACTGATGCTGTAACTAAGCAATATGCTGATGACCTAATCACGAATTTAATTGATGGCGCTCCGGCGGCTCTTGATACACTTAACGAGCTTGCAGCGGCGATGGCCGATGATGCGTCATTTCATACGACTGTCACGAATAGCATAGCGACTAAACTTCCCCTCGCGGGAGGAACAATGTCTGGTGCTATTGCGATGGGTACGGCTAAGATTACAGGTCTTGGCGACCCGACTTCTGCTCAAGATGCAGCAACAAAAACGTATGTAGATACACAAGTTGGTGGTGGTTTGCCAACAACGGGCGGCACGATGACAGGCGCTATCGCCATGTCAACGAACAAGATTACCGGAATGGGTGATCCAACCGCTGCTCAAGATGCCGCTACAAAAACTTATGTTGATGGGATACTTGGAAGTGCCACATCTGCGGCGACTTCTGCGGCAGCGGCCTTAGTTAGCCAAAATGCAGCGGCGACAAGTGCCACAAATAGTGCGACTTCCGAAACAAATAGCGCAAATTCAGCGACCGCATCGGCGGCAAGCGCGACACAAGCGGCGGCTTCATTAGATGAATTTGATGATACATACCTTGGTCAAAAAAGTAGCGACCCGACAGTAGACAATGACGGTGATCCTCTTGCGACAGGGGCGCTCTATTTTTCGACCACCTCAAATGCTATGAAGGTCTATAGCGGTTCTGCATGGAGCGCAGTAGCACCAACAGCCACATCTGTTACTTGGAGTCAAGTAAGTGATGCCCCTGCTTATGCCAGTGAGAACGGAAAGTATTTAAAGTCCAGTGGTGGCGCATTAGTTTGGGAAGTGGTCGCTGACGAAATACCGTCACAAACTGGTCAGTCTGGAAAATATCTAACAACAAATGGTAGCAACCTGTCTTGGGCTGAAGTTCAAGCAGGGTTTCAAGAATCGAAAGCCTATTTCTTTGCGAGTTTTTAGAGGATTAAAAAATGGCTAATGGAACACTAGGACAATCAGCTTTAGCGGCAAACACTGACACGACTGTTTACACCTCTGGCACTGAAACCGTCACTTTTACCGTCACGGTTGCCGGAGGTAAGTTAGTAATAGACGGAGTATCGCAGGATACTTTAACTTTGCGCGAAGGCTCAACTTATACGTTTGACCAATCTGACGCGACTAACGCGACTCATCCTCTACGGTTATCGACAACAGCAGACGGTACACATGGCGGCGGTAGTGAGTACACGACAGGC